CGGACACGAACCCCAACTCGTGCTTCAAGGCACCCCAGAGTCCTGTAGACTCTGAAATATTTGACCTAGGCACCCCTGCGGTTTTTTATCCCTGCAAAGTCTTCAAGATGTCAAGAGTTTACGAACGCCCACGGTATGTCAACCAGGCACGCAACAAACTGATATCGCTTGCATCAGCAACCAAAAATGTTCGGATGCAATCCAAGGTTGCCCAACTAGCCAAGTTAGACCCAAAAGAGTCGTGGGTTTCGAGGGCAGACTATGGCATCCTGTCTGACATGGCATCCGAAGGATTGGATGTGAGTGACGAATTGCCCGGACTTAACTCACCGCTTGAGGAGTACCTACTAGACGCAGAGATTGGGCGGTCTTATAGCCGTGCAAGGCTAACCTCGCCAGAGTCAGCTTCATCAATAGTCTCTGACCTAATTGAGTCCTGGCCTGAAGGCAACGACGTCCTATCTGATGAGCAAGCGTTGTTTTGGCTCTGTTCCAAGGCTTACTCCGACAGCAGTCCCGATTTAGAGACTGAAATGGATCGTAGGGCACGGAGGGCCTCACGCAACCTGATATATCATCAGCTGGCCTCACAGAAGATCGCCCCTGGAATGTTCTCTAGAGTGTTCCAGAGCACCCCAATGTCTGCGTCACCTCCGCCCCGAGCCTCAACTGCAAGGAAATGGGAACTAGCTGCCGAGCACCTGCTAACAAGATCACACCCAATGTGGGTGAAGTACTCACGCCTATGGGTGTGCCCCCCCAAGAAGCAGTCTCAGCACCTACAGTCAATGCTGCAAAAGGTAGCAATTTCACCTCCAAATGAAAGGCATAGAACCACTTGTCTCCAAACAGTGCTTGAAGGTTGCCGGTCTTACAACTACTGTGGTGTTCTAATCACCCACACAGACGGACTGACCTTGATCATGGACTCATCTGTTGCATCGTATTTCAGGTCATGTATGACTTCCTGGCATAACTCAGTGTGGGCATTCTCCCTTTACAGGGTATCTGGATCAACTGAGCGCCACAACTTGATACCAGAATTTGACAGATGCCTGTCTTGGATTGCGTCAGCAATATCCGAGACACCCAAAGCCAGGTATGTGGCTCGCCATATGCACCTTGCATATTCGAGGTGGCAGAACTTAGCTGGTGAGGAAAGTGCTCCCATCAACTGTGGGCATATGGAGAGGGATGGTGCCCTTGAACAGGATATGGTCAATGTGCACCCACATAGTCGCAAGTGGTGGGATCTGGTGATGTCCCTTCCAGTCTCAGAGAGGTGCAAGGCTGAGTTCTTCAAACTCTATCACCTCCTTCCGCCGCCAGACATAGACCCACTTGCCCTCCACTACGAGGTGATCAGTAAAACATCTAATGAGAATAATTACTCACCTGGGTTCTTAGATAAGTTCATCAATTTCTGCAAGGCCTATGACTTCTGTAGGTATGTCTCTAAGAGGCGGAGGCTCCCAAGATATAAGGTTGCCGAAGGGTATCAGGTTCTGGATTCCAGCTGGTACAAGAGGTGCAAGACCGGGCGACACACTATGCCACCAGAGGATGAGTGGGGCAAAGTCTGGATACACGGGGAGTTTCCATACGACCCAACTGGCGACTTTCATGTCATGGATGCAAAGGATTGCACCAGAGTTGTTGCTGACCTCCGCAAGTACATGGATAGATCCCAGTCAAGATGCCTGTCAAGAGTAGACCAGAATGAGCTGCTGTCTGCAATATTTAATGGTTCTACACTATCCAATGGTGAGACTATGCACGAGTGGCGCTCAAGAGTCATGGCAGGGAGACTGACCGATGATGATGATGTGATAGCAGCTGAAGCGGGGAAAGCTGAAAACACCAAACCTGGCGAGAAAACGAGGGAAACCTTATCAGCGTGTGACACAGTAAGGGAATTTCTTACCGAGGTGGACCACTCCATCAGACCACTGGCAGCACTAACACCCGGAGTGTCAATACGGGTCGACCAAGTCAAGCACAAGAAGAAATTCCAAGCTATGGCACACGGGGTCAGTAAAACCAGCACTGGAAACGCATTCGCAACTTCAACCGACTTGACTGCATGGTCTCCTCACATGCCAAGGAGAGTTTTCCATTCATGGCAGAAGTATGCCCTCACAACCACCGAGTGCCCTAACCCCGAGTCACCAATAGCACTGTGGGACAGGCTCGTGTTGTTCTGTGACAGACGTGGGGTCAAGAGGTCGGATCACCTCAGAGGAGGGAATGTGCAGGGGTGGCCAGCCACTTCAGACACCACTATGCATGCTCACATACTGATCATGTGGGCATATGAGCTTCGCACCCGGAGAATACTCTCGAGGAAAGAGGCAGCACACGTACTGTGCCTGATCGACGATGCGGCAACTGAAGTGGTGCTCGAGGGTGACATTGACTCATGTGAAAAGAAAGCCAAAGAGGCAAAAGAACTGCTGCAGCAAATGTATAGCTCACTTGGGTTCGAGATGGACTCAGTTAAGAGTTTCTTCTCATCAATCAAATTCGTGTATCTTAATGAACTCTACATCGATGGGGCACAGGTCATGCACTCTACGAAGACCCTAATGCGCACAGGGCCTGACTACACTCGCAGGTTTGCTTCACTACTAGACAATATAGCTACTGTGTTTGGCATAGCTGCTTCAGCGGCGTCACAAGGTGCAGACCCATTTGTGTCTTACTTCTTAGCTGGGATGCACTCCTTCTACTGGGTCTTCAAGTTGTGCCCAGATTTATCCGAGGTGGACCAGCTGTCACTGACCGCAATTGCTATGGCCCCGCGCACGCTTAATGGCCTTGGTATCCGCCCAATAACTAGCGTTATGGCTACAGGTGAGTCAGATCACCTCACATGGTACATAGAGATCATGTGTGCTCTAGCCTCACTTGTGTCTTCCCAGACCTTAACATCAACTGTCAACGACATACTTGGCCAGGAGATGAAGCTCAGGAGTGCAACTGCCGTCTTCTCTGACCCCTCCGGCCTGAGTGCAGCTACGCACAGAAATGCAAGCAGGGCGATACATGAAAAGTTCAGAGAGGCTGCACGATCTCATGGCCTTGCGGAGCCATTTTCTACACTAGATACAGTTGAAAGTGACCCAAAGACCGAGGAGCTGTTAACCGCCGTGCTACAATCTGGGGCCCACGAAGCGGCACTCCTAGAGGAAGTGAGCGCATCAATGCCAACAGCATTCATAGATGAAGTTATGGCTAGGGTAGACAGAACTGAATTAGTTGCCTACCTCTTAGGTTCTGCTGGTATAATGAGCTTGAGGCGACTCGTATATGCATCGGATCAGTCCAACTTGTTAGTTGCGCTTTCCTGTTGCAGGTCAGCCCAGCTCTCAGAAATCGACTACGTGAGCAAGTATTCTGAACATGGCTCCTTTGCAGTGGCAAGCAGCATTAGGGACGAGAACCTACTGAAATCTGGGTTCCAAATACTAAACCACACCCGTCCATGTCCGTTCTCCTTGCTATCTTTCAGGGGCCAAGTCGACATGCAGTACTCGCAAGGGCTCACCACTGTGACCTATGATCAGCGCAGGCTCAGGAGCACAGTGGGTTCATCATGCCTGAACATGTATGACTCTGTGCCCACCAGACCAGGCTATAGAGGTTACAGAACCTTAAAGTCAAGCGTGGCAAACGAGATCCGGGCAGTTATATACAACCCAGTGCGAAAAAAGGTCGCACGGGGACTAGCTGCTCTCAGGTGGGCAAGGTCCAATGGTGCACACTCAAGGAACCTGACAGACCTATTCCTGTACTCATGGTCGGGGCATGTTGACGACCGGCTCCTAACTTTGAGAGGTAAAGAAGTAGAGGGCAGCCCCAAGAGGTTATCGCTAAGATACTCGAAGATAAACCACGCTGTGATGCCTTTTCAAAACTGCCAGTCATGCGTTGTAGTCAATGCAATGGCCGCTAGCCGTCATCACGCTCAATCTAGTGCGACCGGGAGCACCATGTACGATATGATGGCAGTTGTCACCCTGATCCGATGCGCTGGACTGCTTGAAGCAGCACTGGGAACTAGATGTGGCAAAGGATCCTTTGAGTATGGATTTGCATACAAAGACCACCCAGTCCCATTGGTCTTGAAGAGCCAGGGCGAAGAAACCCCACTTGGAGTGGATGCTATGAGATTCCTTACACCAATGACTGAGCTCCCAGGGGACATAGGCAGATCTGCAAAAGTGGTCTGCAGCTACTCAAGCATGTCAAAGACAATAATCGAATATACTGAGTCAGGTGCACAAGCAGCTGCTAGGGTGTTTGAATCTGCAAAAGACGAAGCCTCCATTGAGCCTGAGGACCTGAACGAAATTGAGGAACATGCAGTGGCCGTTAGAGCCATGAGCCTAGCAGAGAGGTACTCTGCCTCCGCACACATATGGGAGAACGTCGGCAGGCGGCCACCGCCCCAAACAGCAGGTGCTGCAGCACCAGTCGATGCACCCAGAGCTGTGATAACCAGAGTAGCCGAGGATTCGCCCCTACTTGAGCCTCGAGCAGCAGCCCGAAAGGTGTCTGAATCTTGGCGAGACATGATGGCACTGAACCTTGTGGAGAGGAACAGCAAGTTCGCAAATGCACTCGCTCGTGTGTCAAACAGGCACGGCGTTGACTGGGCAACTGAAGTTGAGAATTGGGAGGTCCTTTCACAGGAATTGCAGCCACGCAAACACGAGTTCCTGGCCTTAGTTCACGACCTGGCTAAGTTTTGCCCTGATAAACCACCACAGCACATGTTTGAATTGTTCCTGAGGTCTTCAGGCATTATGGGGTACCACTTCTCACCTGAAAGCTCAAGTGAGCCAGAGGATATGTGGCACCAGGCAAACTCATTCTTCGGGACAACTCTGTACATCACTAGCGCATCTTACTCGATAGGGAGTAGACTGAGGGACTTGAAACCACCAACCTCATCTGCATACTCATCCGTGTCAGTTTCAAGTGGCAGAGGGAACATAGCTACAGTGACCAGAGTTCTGAAGGCCCAGTGGCGCCTAGCTGCTGAAAGGAGGACATCAACTGCTGACAGGCTTGCAAGGCTGGATGCAACTGATTCATCCATAACCCGACTCAATTACTTAGCTGTATTTTATAGACTCGCGTCACGCATACTCACAACCACAGGTAAGTTCTCAGAATCTGCATGGAATGAAGAAGTAGTGCAACAAACAATAGAGTCTGTTTCTAACCACATTGAGAAAGCAAGTGACAGGGAGAGCTTCGTGTCTGACATCAGCAAGACAGATTTAGAAGATGTGCCGCAGCAATGCACATGCATGGAGGTTGCCCAGCGAGTGGTTCAAGTGGCCACTATCGGGCAGTCCTATGCAGATGGCACCAATCCTGTGGACATAGCTTCAGCACTCAGCGAGGTTTGGGGGCATGTTAAAGAAGACCTCCGTGGTAATCACCTGTCGGTTCCATATAAGAGATCGCATATAACAACATCAGCTACCGCAGAGCATGTGCTCAAGCCCAAAGGCACACAGCAAGAGGAGAAGCAAGCACCATCTCTAGATCTATCGGCCCTGGATGCCTTTGCTATGGGAGGTATGCAGATAGGAGATGAGGAGGAAGTGAACATCGACGAAGAGTGCCCAAGCAATGTTGTACATTGGGCACTTATGGACGAAGAGAGGAGGAGACTGATAGGTTTTGACGGCTCGAACGTACACATGGAGTATGCCACTGTGACATCAAGTAGTAACACATATTCTGAATGGCTTGAGCGTATCAAAGGCCTGGTTGACACCGAGTCTTACGAGAGGCCCGAGTTTTCCATATTCGCCCCCCCATCATGGGATGACGAAGGGGAAGGGGATGTAGTCCAGTAACTAGTCATGCATGCCGGTCAATAAACTCTGTCTGAAGGATATATACCTTATTGGTCAAGTGCGTGGAGCGCTCCTAACAGACAGAAAAAACCTGCTGAGCAGGAATTTTGATATTGTGCAGAGGTGTATTTCATCCAGTTGTGTGCCCAAAGGCACTATGACCCCAAAGGTACCCTAGGGTTTCGTGTCCG